TCCAACGTGAGCGGAGTCGGCTCCGGCCACTCCCCACCCCGGTCGATCCAGTGGTCGTCGTGCTGCTCACCGATGATCAAAGTCGAGACCGCACCAGTGACGAACATCTGCCACTGCACCTGATCCGGATATCCGAGCTTCCGAAGCTCATTGATGCTGGACAGGTTGAACTTCGACGTCTTGAACTCGGCGAGCACAATCTGACCGTCGAGGTTGACCATGATCGCGTCTGGTGACGCCAGGTACTGGCGGTTCAAGGCCGAATGGAACACGCGATGCTCCCACCGGAACCCGAACTCATCCTCAGCCCACGGGGCCAAACGTTCCGCTTCCCGCTTCCGTCCCCACGCCATCTGCTTGCTATCGAAGTTGCGGGGGTTCACCTTGCGGTCAAGCACGCCCCACTCGGCTTCCGGGCCGCCCTGAGCCAGCTCCTTTACCTCGGTTGCAGTCACACCTGTCGCGCGCTCAGCCAGCCACGCCTCACGGTCCTCATCAGACGCACCAGCACGCGCCTCCAGTTCAGCGAGTGGGCCAACTGCTGTTTCTGTTCTCATGTCGTTCTCGATTCAAGGAAGATGGATAGGTGCGAGCGCCGGGTCTGCGCCCAGGAGCCGGGCGAGCGTGTCGAGGTCCATGCAGACGAGCTGCTGGCCAATGTCGCCGACGCCGCGCCGCTTCTGGACGAGGACGCCAGCGAGGGCGTCATCGTTGCCCGCTTCGACGTTCGCCTCATGAAGATGCGTGGCGATGTCGAGGCGCGTGGTGTTCTTCACTTCGATGACCACCCGCCTGCCGAAGTGACGGACACCGGCAATGTCGCCGCAGTCCTTCGTCCCGGTCTTGACGCGTCGATCGATGCGGTCGTCTTGGAGGACTTGGGCGAGGTGGTCGGCGACTTGACGTTCGAATCGGGCGCCGGCCTGCCGGGCCGAACGATTCGTGCGGCTCACAGGTCCTGCTCCAGACGCTCCAGGCGGGCCTGCTCGATCAGCTTCTCCTGATACTCGATCGTCTCCCGGTTGATGCTCCGCACCATCGCCATGTCCACACGCCGATGCATCTCATGCACGATTCGCCGAAATCTCCATGACCCCGACACGGCCTCCCGATGCCGACGCGCCAACGTCCCCGCACGCCGCAACATCGCCCACTTCTTCACACTCATTTGCTTGTCTCTTTCTCGTCTTCCTCATCCGCCACGTAGGCGGTTATCATGGCGAGCACCCGGCGCATCGCAGGCACCTCACGGGGACGAATCCAGAATTCGTCGGTCACTCCCCCGTCATCCCTGATCTGGATCAGCCACATGTCCGGGCAGCCCTCCACCGGATGCGGGGCAGCAGTAATACGAGCCACCTCATCCACCGGGGCATCCAGCACAGCCGGGGCGTCATAGTGCATCCCCAGGGACTCGATCGGCTTCATCTCAGTCATTGCGGTGCCTCTCATCCAGGACCAGCACCAGCCACACCAGCAGCAGCACAGCGGTCAGCATGAGTAGTGCCTGTGTCGTGAATGACTCGATGGTCGCCAAGCACCAGATGATCCCCAGGCACACAGCCAGGCGGAACAGCACACAGATTGTCGTCTTCATGCCGCCCTCCTACGTCCCCGAGACCGAGCAGACTGCTGGAACCGAGCCCAATCGGAGCGTGTGGAGTTGAGCACTTCGTCACGGTCGAACCGGTAGACGCGCCCCACCTTGTGGAAAGGGATCTCGCCCTTCCGAGCAAGGTCCCGGACCGTCTCAGCAGTCACCTGGAGCTCCTGCGCCATCCCCGCGGCATCCAACAGCTGGCCGCTCATGATTCCGCCTTCTTTCCCCACTTGTCCTGCACTGCTTTCAGGTCTGCTTCGTGAGCCGTCATGTGCGCCTCCACCAGACTGATCAGGGCGAGAAGCGATGGACGCCGGCGGGCGATCTCTTCTGCACTGTCGGCCTCAGGCCAGTCACCGGGATCATCGGAGGTAGCGATGTCGCGCAGCCACTCCACGCCGTCACCGTGCTGGCAGCCGACCCGCAGCACCCAGCCGCCCACCTCTGGGATGAGCGTCACCTGATGTGACGGCAGCCCGTCCACACGGAGCACACCGCCGTTCGCGTCGCGCAGGTTCGCGCCGACCAGGTTCGCGCCGTGCAGGTTCGCGCCGACCAGGTTCGCGTCGCCCAGGTCCGTGCCGTACAGGTTCGCGCCGACCAGGTTCGCGTCGCCCAGGTCCGTGCCGTACAGGTCCGCGCCGACCAGGTCCGCGTCGCGCAGGTCCGTGCCGTACAGGTTCGCGCCGACCAGGTTCGCGCCGACCAGGTACGCGCCGCGCAGGTCCGCGCCGCGCAGGTCCGCGCCGGGTGCTGCTGGCTTATGCCCAGTCGCCCACGCACCCCTGAGGTCATCGACCGCGTTCATGCGGACACCGCCTTGAACCACGGAGTGAGTCGCTTCTTGCCGCGCAGGCCAGCGTTGTAGATATCTGTCACCGCTGCTGCAATAGCCTCCTTCTTGGGGAGGTCGTCACGACTCTCCCGAATACCAGCAGCCTTGTGCTCGACACCGATCTCGCCGAGACGCAGCTCTCCGAGCTTTGTGACAAGATGCTTGTAATCCACCTGCGCCTGATACCGGTTGAAGAACAACCCCAAGCCGGTGATCATGTTCTGGTCGAAGCCGATGCCCTCCCAAGCGTTCGCAATGGCAGTGATAGTGAGACGCAGCAGAGGGGCGTCTCCGAGCCGGTAAACGAACTGGAGTGCACCAACTGCGGAGATCGTGTTGGGGCGCTTGCCTTTTGCGACAGTCAGCCCCGAGGCCCGCACCACCCGGTCGATGTCGGTCGGCTCTGGGAGTTCGGCAGTGACACCGACCTTGAACTTGTCGAATGCGGACACGGAGCGGCGATTGTTCAGCTCCAGGAACAGGTGGGCTTCGTCTTCTTCATCAAGTCCTTCGAACACGTCGCAGACGACCGTCCAGTCAGCCCATTCATCTCCGAACTGGTCCTGCACATATTTTCGGAGTGCCACGAACCGGTGCTGACCGTCGAGGATCCAGAACACGCCCTCCCGATGCGACACGGTGAGTGTGCCGACGAGATTCAGATCGAACGCGTTGGACAAGTGCGTCGTCCAGGTGTTGATGATGCTGCGCTGTGCTCTCTGTGAGATGCGCAGGTCACCGAGCCGGACAGTAACGAAGTGCGATTTGCGCTCCACCTTGTGGGTAGTATTAGTCATGCGAGTTCCTCCAGTTTTCTGATTGCTTTGGTGAGATTCGTTCTGGCATCCCCGAGGCGTTCCAGCGCCTCGGGGATTCTTTCTGGGTCAAGGGCACGAACATCAAGTTCTGACAGGAATCGGGCAGCAGCCGAAACGGTCTCCGAGGAACGCTCCAGAACACCTCGTTGGGACAGTGCGTATTTCTCCCACGCTCTCGGGTCACGGAACTCGAACTCAATCCCGTGGCGCCTGCACCAACCAGTGAATGCGCTATAGCCGGACCCGTATCCGTCCTTCACCTGCTCATAGACGGCGGCCATGGTCGGCAACTTCTCCGCCAACTCCCGCACCTTGACCTCAAACGGGTCAGCAACAGCAGGAGCATCCGTGGGAGCTCCGACCACCTCAGGTTCTTCAACCTGCGCCTTGAGCTTCCGCACCACGTTCGCCCGCGATACATTGCCCTCAGCACGAGCATCAGACACCGCCCGGTCGAACTCCTGGGGGGAACCGTTATCCGCAAGGGCGTAGATGCCGTTGCTATTCGTTCCTCGCTTATCCCCGTACAGTTCCGCATTCGATGCGAACTCATACGGGGAAGCCTTGCTACCTTTTGCTGTACCCGCAAAAGGTGCATCACGAACTGATGCCCCATCCTTCTGGGTGCGGATCGCCCCCTCGGCTTGCCCGTGACGGATCGCGATCCCGAGACCACGCTCGGCACGACGCTGCAACACCTGCGCATCAAGCACCGCATCCTTGGACACATCCACACGCTTCGACAAGTCCGCGAGCGCAGCCGCCTGATCCTTATAGGCAGCCATCACCTCAGCCGACTCGCCAGACTCAACAGCAGCATGGAGCGCCTTACCGGCACGCTCAATCAGAGACGTGATCTTCAGCTCACGTTCCTGACGCGTCAACCCGTCGAACATCCGGGTAGGCGCGACTGCCGTCTTCAGCTCCGCAGCCGCGGTCACCGCTATAACCGCGCTCATGCCGCTACCCGCTCAATGAGTTGTTCGGGGACCAGAGAGGAGAACGGCACATTGACGGCGATTGCGATTCGCGCCACATCCTCGATACCTATCGGTGCGGTCCCCTGGAGCTTGCGTCGAAGCGTGGTCTCAGCGATCCCCGTCTCGGCGGCCACCCTGTGTCTTGTCTTCTCTGAGCGGAGGATGGCTGCCGCGAGAAGATCTGCTGTCTGCTGGTTCACACTTGCCATGCGGCAAGCATAACACACCATTTGGCAAGTGCGCCACCGATATGCGATCTATTCGGATTGCATTACTGTCCGATGTGGCTGATACACTTGCCACGTGGACAAGGAAGAAGACCAGAAGCTACGCGCGGCGTTCGCTGCTCAGCTCCGCGCAGAGCGTGCTGCCGCCAACATCTCGCAGAAGGAAGTGGCTGCTCGATCTGGAGTCAGTGAGGCGAGCGTGATCCGCTACGAACAGGGCACCCGAGATATCAAGGTCAGTGCGCTATACGATCTCGCGAGCGCTATCGGGTTCGACCCGGTCGAGTTCATGAACGCCGTGCAGCGCAGATTCCAGGGCTGAGCCCCAAGGGTCTTCGCTGCTGGTGGCCATGCGCGCGATCTCGCAGCACGTCAGCGCGCGCTCGCCGTTGAGCACGCGCCTCGCCGTTGAGACGCTGAACCCGCAGGCTGCCGCCAAGTCTCTCGCCGTCATCCCTCGCCCCCTATCGTTCGAACGTATGTTCGAATCATAGGACGACCGGCCGACACCGTTGTTACCGCAGTGTCACAGGACAGGCCTAGGGCTCAGCCCATGGTGCGCTTGTCGAACCCAATGTAGGCATGCCTACATTTTGAGATGTGTCCGGCTTGTTTGAGCCGATCAGACAGGCAATGCCTCAGCTGTAGCGATCGTCTTCATGAAGCCACTTTTCCAGCCTGGTTGAGCCGATCGGAGGCCCTCACATAGCCCCGTAGAGGGCCGAATCCCTCCTCCGGTACTACGTGGCGCGGTTGAGCCAATCAACGCCCCTCCCTGTGATTTGCCTACACCTCATGCCTACAATTGAGGCTAGGAGGGCAGATCATGGCGTCAGTATTGGAGAGAATCGGCAGACATGGTGGCATCACTTACCGAGTGCAGTTCCGCATTGACGGGCACATGCGCCAAGAAACCTTCAAAGATCAACGCCAAGCCAACAGATTCGGCCGCCTCGTCGACAAAGTAGGGGGCGCAAGAGCCCGAGATGTTCTCGAAGGCCGACGCGAAACCGACGTCCCAACGCTCTCCGAATGGTTCGACCGATTCCTTGACCCCACCAGCGGAATCCTCACAGGCATCACCGACGGAACACGCTGGGAATACCGCTCCGTCGCCCAAAGATCATTCCTCCAATCGGCGCTTGCCGAGACCCCGGTAGACATGATCACTCGTGAAGATGTCGCCGCCTGGATCGACGAAGAATCCAAGACGCCCACGCGTAATAGCCGCGCCGCACACAAACGTGACCCGAAGAACCCTCTCGTGCCGCTGTCGCCGAAGACCGTGGGCATGTTCCAGTCCCTGCTCTCACAGGTGCTCCAGTCCGCCGTGAACCAGGAGATCATGGGCTCGAACCCAGCCCATGCCGTGCGTATCCCCCGCGGCCGAAAACCGGAGATGGTATTCCTCACCCCCGCAGAGTTCGAGGTGCTGATGCGATTCCTTCCCGATCACTGGCAGCCCCTGGCCCGATTCCTCGCGCTCACCGGATGCCGTTTCGGGGAAGCCACCGCCGTCACCTTCGGCGACATTAATCGCAACGCCACTCCCCCAACCGTCCGCATCGACAAGGCGTGGAAGCACGCACCAGGGCACAGGGTCGTCCTCGGGCCTCCGAAAACCGAAGCTGGGAACCGCACCGTCGGCATTCCCCCGGTCCTCCTAGACTCGCTGGGGACCGGAGCGCCGGCGGACCTCGTGTTTCGCACCGAGCGCGGAAACCAGGTGCGCCGACAGCACTTCTCCGAGGTGATCTGGCACAAAGCCGTCCAGGACGCGAACGACCCGAAGATGTGCGCCGCACTCGGACTCATCCCGATCGGGAAGCGGCCACGCGTGCACGACTTGCGACATTCTCACGTCTCCTGGCTTATCGCCCAGGGTGTCCCACTGCCCGTGATCAAACGCCGCCTGGGGCATGAAAGCATCACCACGACCGTGGACACCTACGGCCACCTCATGCCGGATGTGCAGCAGGTGGCGGTGGCTGCGGTGGAGTCAGCGCTCGCGATCGAGTGATCGGGCAGACTCTCCCCCATGAGTCTTGGAGCTGACATGCCGTGCCCCGACTGCCGTGGGATCACCATCCCGGCGGGAGACCGGTGGATGTGTGTGCTCTGCGGGCAGGTGTGGACACGCGAGGAGGTCGAGGATGGTCGCTCCGCGTGACTGGGGTGACGGGCTGCGCCGCCGCATCAAGATGGTGCGCTGCCGGCCCGTGGCCGGCGGCTGGCTGATCCAGGTCCTCGACGCCCAGAGCCAGGTCCTCGCCGAGCGCACCGCCCAGGTGTCGCGCACATCCCAGGTGGACGCCCTGCTGAATGCTGAGGGGATCCTCATCACGCACTGGTGGAAATCCGTGGCGCACGGGGTGGAGTGGCAGGCCGACGCGCGGATGATCGCGAGAATCTGAGCGCGACACGCCGACAAGAATTCTTGGCCGAGTTTGCCCTCCCAGGTTGCGCCCACCATGTGGGGGGCATTATGCTTAAGTCATCAGCCAGGGAAAAGCCCAGGCTCAACCGAAAGGGAAACATCATGAACAGCTTCGATCGCATCGCCGCCGGCCACGACCTCATCCTCACCTGGAGCGAAGGCTCCCCGGTCGCCGACGAAGACGGCAACTTCACCGTCAACGGGCCCCTGGAATTCACCCTCAGCCTCGAGGACGACACCACCGGCGAAGAACTCGACACGGAGAGCATCATCATCACCAGCCCCGCCGAGTTCGAGGACTCCACCAAGTGGGCGGCCGCTGAGCAGAAGCTCCGCCAGCGGAACCCTGGCACCAACAACCTGGGCCTCACCAACGCCTGACCTCACCCTCGGGGCCGGCCCTGCGGGGTCGGCCCCTTCCTCATGGAAGGAACCATCATGCCTCCACATCCTGACCGGTCAGATTGGACCGGGGCCGAGCTCCGCAGCCGGCTCACCATGCTGGGCCTGAGCCTGCGGCAATTCGCCGAGCTGCAGGACTGGGACCTGCGCACCCTGCGCCGCGAAGCCGGCGGCGATCGCGGCGTCGCACCCCGCACCGAGCAAGCCGTCCGCTTCCTAGAAGCCGAAGCCGACCAGACCCTCGCCCATATGAACGAGGCTACCGAGGACGGTATCCCGGTGCGGATCCCGCACTGGTCGGAGAAGGGCGCCCGGCCCGGGTCGTGGTGGCACGCGATCGCCGGCCGCCTCATCCGGCAGTGGGGCGACGACGCCGAGGTCGTCTATGACTCCGGAGAGATCCCCGACGATGAGTCGGCGGCGCTGAAACGCCGGAAAGCGCCCCGCCCCACCCTGTGAAGGGTGAGACGGGGCGCTATTCCCGTTCCGAGGCGGTCAGGCGGTAGGAGTGGCCTCCGGAAGCGGCGCGGCCGCGGGGGCCACCGGCGTAGGGGCGGTGGCGGTGGTGAGGGTCTCGACGGTCTTGGTGAGCGCCTCCACCTGTTTGATCAGCGCATCCACATCCACAGCCTGGGCACCAGGCACGACCGGCTTGATGAGCGCGTAGACGCCCTGGGCGACACCGAGCGCGGCGATCACCTGCACGAGCAGCGCCGGCACCGTGTACACGCCGCCGAGCAGGAACGCGACAAGCGCGCCGAGCAGAGACACGGCCATGGTGATCCCGAGCGCCCAGACCGTCCGCCACCGGTCGGGGATGCGCGTCTTGGTGATCTGGGTGAGGGCTGAGCCGACGATGCCCGTCGAGACGGCCCCAGCGAGCAGGGTGGTGAGGGTTGCTGCATCCATGATTTCTCCTTCGAGTTGAGGGGGGTTAGAAGAGATATCCGGCTTCGAGCGAGCGCTGCCAGGCCACCGCAGTGTCGTGGCCGAGGTAGCCGTCCACGGCCAGATGCCCGTAGCCGTGCTGGGTGAGCCACCACTGCAATTTCGCGACGGTGCGGGGCCCGAGACGCCCATCCACGACCAGACCACCCATACGGCGCTGCAGCACGGCGACCAGGGACGAATAGCCATAGCGAGTCCCCGACGTGACTGCCGACGCATACGAGTTGCGGCCGCCAGTAATCGACCCGTCGATCGGAGTGCCAGCAATCGCCTGCGCCCGCCGAATCGAGATCCCGCCAATCGCCCCGTCCTGGTACACCTTGTTCAGCCAGGCGTAGGTGATCGCCCCGACGGACCCGTCCACCGTGAGATGCCGCGACGCCTGGAACGCCCGCACCTGGCCCCGCGTCTCAGCACCGTAGATGCCGTCCACAGCGCACCGGTAACCGCGCTTGGTGAGCAGCGTCTGAATCGTCCGGACCGGGAACCCATTCCAGGTCGGGGAGGAGACGGTGATCGCCGCCCCCGTGGTCGTGGTCGAGCCGGTCGGGAGAGCGGAGCCGGCCCAGGCATCGGAGCGGGCGATGTTCACGTCGAGGCGGTAGCCGGCGACATAGCCGCGGGAGCTGTACTGGTGGATCGCCGTAGTCCACGCCGGCGTGTATGGCCAGCCATGATTCACCCCGTTGTCTGAGCCGTAGTTGGCGACCCAGAGGCGCGCACCGTATGCTCGCACGGACGAGAAGTTGATCGGGCCGTTCGCCACGCTCGACGACATGTAGATCATCAAGTTGGCGTTGGGGCGCACCTGGCGCATCCGCTGCATCCAGGCGTTCGCCCGTGCCACCGTCGCACAGCCGCCCTCGTAGTCCAGGATCAGCGGGTCACCGACACGGTAGTCGGCCAAGTGTCCGTTGAAAATATCCGCCTGGGTGGCGCCATCCGAGCAGGAGATGAAGCCGTAGTAGCCGACCGCCATGCCCGCCGCGCGCGATGCAGCCACCGCTGCCGCCTGGCCGCTCCAGCGATACGTCCCCTCGTTGACTTTGACGATCACGAACCGCTGACCCGACGACGCGATAGCGCCGTAATTCAGGTTGCCGTTGTTGCTGGAGACGTCCACACCGGACGAGTCCGCCTGTGCCGGCAGCGCGGTCGCCACCATGCCCACCGAGGCGAGAATAGCCAGGGCGCCGGCCGCCAGCCGCGGCCACCACCGTTTCCGGATCAATGCGTGTTTGCCCACTGTGGGGCCTCCTTTAACGACGAAAGCCCCGCCGAATGGCGAGGCTTAGAAATGAGTTGGTGAGGGCAGGGTCAGGTCACTGGAATCCGTGCATCGCCCAGATGATGAGCGCAGACGCAGCAGCCGTGATGATCGGAATCAGAATCGTCGGCACCCACGACGTGCGATCCACCGACGACTGCACCTTGTCCACCTGGTCGGCGAGCTTATCGATCTTCCCCGGCATGTCTTCTTGTTTCCCGTTGGCCACTTGCAGCACCTCCACCTTCGTCTCCAGTACCCCGACCCGCTCGGCGAGTTCCGTCACCTGCCGGTCAGCAGACTGCACATGTCCCGACAAGCGCTCACTCAGGGTCGTGACCAGGGCGGCAACGTTCGTGAGCTGCGAGTAGATCATGCCGTTGGTGATGCGCACACTGCCCGTGTCGTCTGACATCAGTCTCCGATCCGCATGATGTTCATTGCCGCAGACTGCTGGACTTGTTTCGTCAGCTGTTCCTGCATCCCCTTGAGGAGGGATGCGAGGAGACTCTCATCAGTCATCAGAGGTCCTCCACTGCACGCCACTGCCATGTGCCAGACTCGCTTGGGTAGAACGTTGCTTGGGGGCAAGCCACCCGGACACTCATTGACGTGGTACTGAGCGATTCGACCTGAGCAGAGAACCCCCAAAGAGTGTTTGACGCTTTCGTGAGCGTGACAAAGGGTGTTTTTGTGAAAAGCCCTGACGGAAAAGTGATCGTTTGAGGGTCACTATGGTCAGTTTTAGCGACAGAAAAAGAGACTGCACCAGAGGCAACTTTTTGTGCGCCAGAAACCTTGACCCACGCCGAGCCGGACCACACATAGTCGCCAGCATCTGTCTGGTTGCTCGCAATCTTGGGGATGAACCCCCTCGACAATCCAGTGATGAGGTGTGTTTGGGGCACGCCGTTTAGGTCGCTAATAGAACTGGCGACGTGGACACCAGACACTCGTTCACCATCAGCCTGCAACATCGGATACTGCGAAATGACCGAAACAACATCAATCGTGTTGTGGAAACTTGAGATGCCAGAACTCGCATCAATAACAACCGACTGCCCCGCCTCCGTCGCAGGTGTGGACCACTCGCCAACGATGATTTTCGGGCCGATTGCAGACAGCACATACAAGTTCGCACCGTTGAAGTCCATGAGTGCAAGACTTTGAATGAGCTCCGGGACTGGAGTAGCACCAACCATGTTACCTGTCGATGGGTCCGCCCAAGTTACGGTCTGTCCAATACCCTCCACCAGGTAACTGTGGATGTTATCGAACATCAGGCTGGTGAACCCGCCAACAAGCGACCACTTCTCCACCCCGGCGGGCGTATAGCACCTGGTGTTCCCGGCCTGAGAAATATACAGATTCCCAGACGAATCAACCGCCATCGACTGAACTGTCGATCCGCCATAATAGTCAGTGACCGGCAGCGTCCACTGCTTCTGCAACACCCCAGACGAATTGTATCTGTAGATTGTTCCAGTAGTGCTGGAGTTCCCCATAGCCACATAGAAGCCTGAACCGTCAGGGTACTGTGCGATAGCACCGTACCAACTCGTGTCCGTTGAGGGGAGGTTGTAGGTGGCCTGCACAGCACCCGACATGTTCCAAACTTCAACACGCCACGCGACGGTACTACCTGATTGCTTACTGCGGAGAACCAAATACTTCGACGTGCCCAGCCAAGAAAGACCCTTGATGGGGTCCCCAATGGGGATGGTGATCTTTGTCGGGGTCCCCAGTCCTCCGCCCGGGGTATGCCACTGGTAAAGAGTCCGGAAGTCGTATGTGATACCCGCAAGGTAATGGTCCGACGACGCGAACAAGTAACTGGTGATCGGTTCTGGAATCGAGACCGGGTACGGGAACTTCCACCCAGTCCCCCGAATTTCCACTCCATCCTCATTGATGACGGTGGAGGACAAGGGCGTGACGTTGGAGAGCGTGCCAGAAATTTCCGCACCGACAGCGGTAAGTTTCCCGGTCGTATCAACCTTGAAGACGTAGTTTCCGGACGTATCCTTCGCATAGAACCCATTCGTGGAGTCGAACCCGAGACGCCCATCGGCAGTGTGGAACTCGGTAGAGGTCACGATCGCGGCGGCGAGACTCCCCACATCAATGTCGTCAGCGACGATCTTCCGCACCAGCAACTTCTCCAGCAGTGCTTCAGACGCTTCAACCTTCGCGGCAGTCACCGAGTTCGCTGCCAGCTTGTCGGTCGTGATCGCACCAGCATCGATCTGCGCCGCAGTCACACACGCCGCCACCAGCTTCGCCGTCGTGATCGCCCCATCAGCGATCTGGGTAGTCCCCACCGAAGAAGCCACCAGTAGCGCCGAGGCGACCAGAATGTATGGCACCCATGTGCTGGATGCATTGAACACCAGAATGTTGATGACGTGCCCACTAGAGTCCGTCTGCAAATACAGGTCCCCAGTATCGTGACCCGACGCACTGGGCGTGCCGGTACCAGTGGTGATCTTCCCCGTCGCCACCGTCAACGCCGAACTCGCGGTAGTTTTTGCCTCAGTCGCATCCCCCTGAGCCGCCGCCGCATCCGACGCCGCCTGATCCCCAGCCGTCTTCGCATCAGCCGCGGTCTTCGCTACAGCATCGAGCTCCTCCTGCGACACCACCGATGCCACCGTCACACTCACCGGAGCACACGGAGCTGACACGTTCGGAGACAGGGTGCCGTCCTCCAGGCGGGCAGCATCCGACGCCGTGGCCGTCACCTGCACCTCAGCGCCCACCGTCAGACCATCGACCGGCAGCGCCCCAGCATGGGTCAGACGCCCCCGCTCCACACCGTCAATCAAGACGGTGACGTAGGCGAAATCCTCCGGCACACCACCGTCCAGCGTCCCGTCCCAGGTGACGGTGACGATCCCCGAAGTAGACGACGCCGAGACTCCAGTCGGCACACCAGGAGCCGTCGTGTCCCCCACCCATGGGGCGACCCCAGCAGCACCAGCAGCCTTCCCGAGGATGGTCTTCGTCCCGTCTGCGTTGGGGACACTGATCGACCCGGCCGGAGTGGTGTTGGTCTGCTGCCCCGACTGGATCGCACCAGCCAAGGTGCCGAGCTGGTCGGAGAGGTTCACATGCTTCATCAGCCCTCCAGGGTCTTATAGGTTTTGGCGTCGATCACGTCGAAGACGGCTTGTGCGACCCGAGTCGCATCACCACTGAGCTGCATACAGCGCATCCGATACGTGCCCCGCCGGCCATTGTTCAGAGACGGGAGTCCGGCGATGGTGATCTCGCACATGTCCCCCGGCCAGAAATCACCCAACGGATTCACACCGTCACCAATGAACTTCATGGTGAGCTGCCCCTGCACGGCTCGCGACGCGGCGAGCAACGCTTGGGCTTTCGACTCCAGGAGATCCTGCCCGTCCACAGACGTGTCCGACTTCACGATCTCCCGGAACAGACGGTTCTTCGGCGGTTGGTCCACCTGGGCGACCGCCACCAGCGTGGCATCATCGGTCCCAGCCCCCGTGTAGTACACCCGATCGGCGATCGTCTTCGCAGACCGCCGGTACGTGCACTGCACCACGTCTCCGCCGGGTGCGCCTTTCTCCCAGTCGAACGACCACACCCGGGTCTGCTCCAGCTGCGGATGCCCCGACACGTACCGGAGTCGCACGGTGCGGTCATCGACCTTCTCGGGCCGAATATCAATGTCCGGTCCGCCCACGACGTTCGACATGTTGGTCAGCAGGTTCCCGACGGAAATGTTCGCCAGGTTGAACCCTTTGACGGTGCGCATGTTGTCGTCGAGGGTGCCGTTGCGGTCCGGGTTGAACACTAGAGGGGGCAATGCTTGCGGCTTCTGCTGCACCGCCTGGAGCTCGCGCTTCCCGAGGGTGCCGATATCCACCCCGGAGGCTTGCCACACGGCTTTCGCTACCGCCGTCTTATCACCGGCGAGCTGGGCCTGTACCGCGGTCTCCGGGACCACGACGAGGCGTCCGAGAATCGTCCCGATACCAGTCAGGTCAATACTGATATTCGTGCCGTCGTCCTGGGTGTCCCCGATCTCCCCCCACACCCGCGGGATGCCGTTCCATTCCGCCACGATGCCCTTATCGCCGGGCATGAACAGGGCTTCCAGATCGGCTTCGTCAGTGAACGCCGCCCACGGAAACGACAACGACGAGATGCCGTTGTCGCCCATGTTCTGCTCATCCGCACCCAACTCCGCAGACCTGAGTGTTTGCGTCCAAGAGAACGACACGTCCGGGAGTTCACGGAGTTTCCGGCCCGACACCATATCGACCAGATGCAGGGCCCAGCTCATACGGCCGCCCCGAGGTCCTCCACCATGAACACCGTGCCCTGATAGAACTCACCATTCTGAGAGCCGTAATGCTGGTAGAAGTCGTCCCCGTCACGCTTGTACCGGTAGAACCAAAACTTGTGCGTTCCCTTCGGTACTTTCACCGTGACCGGCTTGTAGGTGGTCTGCCAATGCCCGTCGTAGGACAACTCAAACGACACCACAATCTGATTCGCCGACGGCCAATCCATGTTCAGGTGATACACGCACGTCCCCGAATGGGCATTATCGACAGCCGAAATGGTGGGCGAAATCGACATGCGAATCCACCGGTCCGTCTCCAACTTCAACGTCCCGTACCCCAAATCCCGACCAGACTGATCTGCGAGCCCGTTGAACGTATCCGTCCACTGCCACAACATACCCTGAGCACCCTGCGCCTGCACCGAGAAATCAACATCCCCCCACGTGCTGCACGCAGACGTAGTGGTCGCCCCCGCGGGCACCTGGAAGGACTGCAACTTCACCGCAATACCAGCCGGTGCCGAAGGTTCAATGGGGGTTGCGCTCGGGATGCCATTCACCACCACCAAGACCACGTTCGCATCAGCATCACCCGCCTGGGGGTTGTGCTGCACCGCATAGACCGAGTCGATCCGCGGGTTCGTCTGATCGCCCTTGACCGTGGTGACGGTGATGCCATCGGTGATGGGAAAAATCACATTCCCGTCCGCATCCGACGCGGACCCGACCGCAACATTCGACGGATCAGACCCCCGACTGATCTTGTACGTGAGGTTCGCGGATGAGGTAACAATGTTGCAGCCGCGCAGCACACCAACCGTGTACTGAGCGGCGGTGATGAGCCGATCATCCAGCGGAGACCGGCCGTTCCCGGTCGTCGGCTTCTCAATACCAATCCCAGTCAACAGAATCTCCTTAGATGTAGGTGTCCCGGACACGAGCCGTGCAAAACCCCGAAGATGCTTCCAACGGCATGAAAGTGACCCCAAGTTGGCCCCCCGGCGGCACACTAAAGAACTCTCGACGTGACAAGTTCGTGGACTGATCCACCCCCATAATCAGCCCCCGCCGGTTGAAACAATCCAGAGTCACCGGGGCCGAAGAATAGATAGGAGACGCCCACTCCAGAACATCACCCGCAGAAGACGTCACCCGCACACCAGACGGAAAGCCCCCGTGAATCTCAAACGTGGGATAGGCTGGCGAATTGCCTCCGTTCCGGAGCGTCCCCGAATTCGTCTCCAACAGGCCAGACGCCCCGTACGTGAACCCGTCACCATAGGTCAGGCCGTCACCATACGAAACCCCTACACTTCCCGACGACGACGCCTGAGACGTCAGATTTATCTCCTGCAAGTCCGACGAGTAGATGCGCGGGTCAGTACACGTGACCGTCCCAGACAATGCCCCAGCGACGCCCTTCATCTTCGGGAATCCGAACGTCACCGTGCCGGTACAAAACATGTCCATCTCGTCAACAAGTCGCACCACCTGTTGAGATCCATGCAACGCGTTAAGACGATGAAACATTGCCGTGGCATCAGCACGCGAAGGGAACTCGAACCCCAAGTCGAGGTCGAGCACTCGTGCCCCGCGCCGGATTGAAGACACCGGAAAATCGCCATACGACGTAGCCCGCTCTTGATAATCAGTCTTATCGTCCGGAGTGTCATACCATCCCGTCAAGCTCGACAGGACCAGACCCCCGACAAGAGACTCACCACCAAACCTGTACCCACCGATATATAGATCAGACATCACGCCGTCCTCAGCCGTTGCGCCAGAGCAGTAGCAGTCAACTGCACCACAGCAGCACTATCGATATTCGGGGCCTGCACCGTCACCGGCGCATACACCCCACCAGTCATCGCCCCAGCACCTGCAAGTGTCGGCGACAACGAAGGAGAAGACACATCGGGGATCTGCACCATGCCTGTAACCGCATCCTTGATGTCCCCGTAGGAATCCTTGATGCCGAGCACGGTTCCAGCACCAACCATCTGGCCAACCTGGAATCGGAACGCCCTCGATGGAGAATGGATGCCGAGCACACCCTTCGCCCAGTCGAGGACGTTCTTCGCCATGCCCGTGATCGTGTCCTTGAGCCATTTGAACGCGCCCGTGATGCCACCGATGAGCCCAGAAATGATGTTCCGGCCCACATCGACCAGCCAGGACGCCGCCCCACTGAGAGCACCCCGGACTGCCCCGTAAATGCCTCCGACAACCCCTGCGATCGCACTGACGGCGGTCCTGACTCCGTTGACCATGCCGTTCCACACCCCGGAGAAGAAGCTGGAGATTCCACCCCAGACGGCGTTCCAGGTGGCCTGGATAGCACTGATGACGCCGCCGATCACTAACGCAATACCGTTGATGATCGGCCCGTAGAATGCGACCATGTTGTTCCACACGGCCACGAAATAGCCAGAGATCGCACCCCAGACCGCGTTCCAAACCGCCTGAATGGTGGACACCACAGTGGTGATGACCGACCCGATCGCGTTGATGATTGGGGTGACGAATGCGACGATCCCATTCCAGACACCCACGAAGAACGTGGACACTGCGGTCCAGGCTGTTGTCCAAACTGAGACAATCCAGTTCACCGCGGTGGTAACCACCGAGATGATGCCCTGGATGATCGGGGTAAAGAACGCGACGATCCCACTCCACACGGCTTGGAACACCGCGGACCAGCCCTGCCAGGCCGCCACCCAGAACGCCGCGAAGACGATCAGAACATTCTTGATGATCGTGAAGTAGACGTTGAACGCAGTAGCAATACCCTGGATGATCGGCGTGAAGATCGCCACGATGACGTTCCACACGGCCGTCCAAACCGCGACGATCCCATTCCAGACCGTCGAGAAGAACCCGGCAATCGCACCCCACACCGACTGTGCGACCGAACTGATCCCATTCCACAGCCCGGAGAAGAACGACCCCAGAGCTGTGAACACGGTCGTCGCGACCGACACGAGCCCCTTCCACGCAGCACCCAGCCACGAAATGAACCCAGCCCAGATCGTCCGACCCAGTTTTGTTTGCGTGAAGAACCAGACGAGGCCGGCCACGAGGGCGGCGATCGCCAGGATGATGATGCCAATCGGATTCGCATCCAGAGCAGCGTCGAACGCGAGCTGTACCGCAATCGCAGCTTTCGTGACCGCCGACCAGGCAGCCTGCGCCGCCTTAACAATGTTCAGCTTCGACGCCATCTGCCCCAGCGTGGAGACCACCGACGAGCCGGAGGTGAAAGCATCGAACGCTGCGGTCGCGACCTTCTCGACACCACTGGCAGCGGTCGTGATACCGCCCAGCACCGCCGGGATGCCCTTCATGGCAACGACGACGCCGGCAATCCCCAGGGCAAGCGGTTTGATCCAAGACGAGTTCTGGATGATGAAGTCGAGCAGTACCGCGAGGGTGTGCGCCAATGCGGCGATGATCTGGCCGGCGGCTTTGAACACACCAAACTTGATGCCGAGCCCGACGACGTTTGCCATCATGTCGGCGAACATGGCGATGAGGACACCCGTCTCGCTCAGAATCGAGTTGAGGCTCGGCCACACCGGTTTCAGGGCGATCATGAGCTGCTGGAACGCGCCCGCGAGCGCAGCCCGTAGATTCGGAGACAACGCCAACATCGAAATGAGAACCCCGACGATCCCACCGAACGCACCCATAGCAGACGCGCTGAACTCTCCGAAAAGTCCTTTCACAAGTGGAATCTGCTTGAGCATCGGAAGGAACAGAGTTGCCAGAATTGGAGACAAGGCCCCCATTTGGGTCGAGAGGTCGCCGAACCCGCCGGAGGTGAGTTTGGAAACCGCGCCCCCGAATGCATTGAACCCAGCGACAATGCCCGGGATGGAATCCTGGAGGCGTCCAGCGAGGGCGTTGATCAGCGGGGTCAAGGCGGCTGTCACGTTGTCGATGACGGGGATCGCCGCGTTGAAAGTCTGCCGCAGCAGATCCAACGCCGGCGTCGCAGCCGCAGCCCCCAGACGAGACAAAGCCGCCTTGACGTTATCGAGCGCACCCGTGAACGTGCTACCCGCCGCGAGCGCCGCCCCGCCCATGCCCGCCTGCATCGCAGCCGCAAACGTGGCGAAATCAATCTGCCCAGCCGACACCATGGCCGACACCTGGGCGCTCGTCTTCCCTGTCTGCTTTGCCAGCAGTTGGAGCACCGGTACCCCGGAAGACATGAGCTGGAGCATGTCGTCGCCCTGGAGCTTGCCGCGGGCAGCAACAGACTGGAAGATCGTGCCGATGTCCGTCAGGGACCGCCCCGAGATCGACGCCGTGTCTGCAACCGTCTTCAGCACCCCGGTGAGCTGTGCCCCCTGCTGCACCCCAGCAGCGGACAGGCCGGCGGCCACCGAGGCGGCATCACCGAGCCCATAGGCGGTGCCCTTCACCGACGCGAGGGCGTCGTTCATGATCTCGGTCACCGACGACGCGTCGTGGCCGAGACCCTTCAGCTTCGCCTGGGCATTCTCAATCTGAAGGGCACGCGAAATGCCCCCAGCGACAGCGAGCCCACCGACCGCCGTCGTAACCGTGGCAAGCGCCCCTGCCGCCATTCCGCCGATGGTCTTGAGCCCCGACGCGATATTCCCTGCGAACCCTTGCCCGACCGAACGCCCGACGGCCGTAGTGTTGACGCCACCGAGCTCGTTCTGGATCGACTTCACCGCCCCTTTGAGGGACGGCATGATCGTCACGTAGGCGGCAGCAATCTCAACAGCCATAACGCCTCCTACCAGGGAGCTAGAATCCAGACATGGGAAAGCCGAAGCTCAAAAGAGTCAGCTTGGACATGACGAGCAAACGGGACTTGCGGAAGTTGCTCGCCCTTGAAGCTCAGGGCTGGGAAGAGATCTCCCGCACGAAGTTGAGCGTGCTTTCAATCGGTCGGGCCACCCACGTGCTCGTGCTCAAAAAATAGGCAGAGTGGCACATGGGAAAAGTGCAGGTCAAACACGAGACCATTGACATCCGCACCAAAGCCGGGGCAAAGAAGCTTGTTAAGCTCCAAGAACAGGGCTGGGAGATCGTGAGCGAACACACCCGAAGCACCTGGTCTTGGAAGCCTGGACAGGTCGATTACGTGCTCAAGCGAGACCACTAGCGTCGAGGTCGAGCTAGCAGTTCTCTGATGTTCGCTTTCGGCATCTGAGCAGGCATCGCCTTGTGCGGACGCGGGATCGGATTCGGCTTGTTTCGGCCCGTCTGTGCATCCTTGGTTTTCGCCCAAAGCAACAAGTTCAGCGCATCAACAGTGGATGCCAGCAAATACTGGTCCGGCGTCCAAGACATGCGCGCATCAACATTGGCGGCAATCGCACTCCCCGGCTGGGCGTGCTTCACCACCACCAGCAGGTCACGCCAGGTGAGCTGATCCGACCCCAGCCAGCGCAGCCGCAAGCCAAGCCGGATCAGCTCATACTCGACAGCCTCGCCATGCTCCTCTAGGAGTTGGTCGAGGCCGACGATTCCCCCGCCGTCACCTGACTCGACTTCTGAATCTGCTCAAACGTCGCATTGCACTCCCCCAACGTCAGGGAGTCGATCAGCTTGCCCAGGGTCTTCGGCATGAGCACATCCAGCACATCCCACGCCGCAGTCACATCCCCCTCAGCTCCACGCTCCTGGATCTGTCGCAGATCCTTCGCCTCCGTCCTGCTCAGAGAGTCGAGAGGACGGGAACTGTACTGCTTGCCCCGAATCTGCACACTGATCTTGTTTTCTGCCATTGCCGTGCCCTTTCAGAATGCCGCGCCAGAAGAATGACCGGGGCCGGGCGGGCGCGGCAAACGGATACCCGACCCCGGAGCTTGGTGTTTGGTTACGGCGTCACGATGCTGGCGTCGTACTGGTAGATCGCGTGACCGGCATCATCCGGGTAGGCGGTGTACGTGAGCGCATACCCCACCGGGTCACCATCCGAATAGGTGGTGTCGTCCCAGTCAGTGACCTGCGCCTGCGGGACGACAATGCGACGCACCTTGTCAGTGCCGAGCAGAATCTCGAACACCAGCACCACACGCGGCAGCGGCTTCCCCAGCGTCGGGGCGACCGTAATGTGACCACCAGCATCCACGGTCACCGCATCGTCGCCGTACGCCTGCTTGAGAACATCAGCGTTCGACTCCCAGAACGTCACCTTGTACGACAGCGCATCCGACGAGATCGTGGTGAGCACCTGCTGCCCACCCCACGCGATCTTCGCATCAGACGACACATCACGCGTCTGAGTCACCCCATCGTCAGAGATGTACCCCAGATCCTTGTAGGCGGCCTCCAGAGCAGTCGTCGCATCAGTAGGAACCGCAGTACCAGCCGGAGCGTAAAACGCGCCACCGCCCAGATACGGTTTCCCCGCAGCCACATTTTTCGAATCGGCCATCACTGGCCCCTTTCCTGGTCATTGCCGCGCCCAAGAAAGAAATCGGAGAACTAGTTCTCCTGCGTCACCAAGTCGGCGACGATCTGATACCTCGCCTGCCCAGAATCCGGGTCAGGGTTGTTGTAGTTGGATTGGATGTTCACGAGGAAGACATGCGGCTGATACCGGAATGTGAGCAGCACGTCAGCGACCTGCCGGGATAGCTCAGATCCCTCATAACGGCTCTGAGCCCACGTCTGAATAGCAACGGTCGGTTTGTCCTGGAAGCGCCCCACAGGACCGCCCGTCCGCTCCACCGTGATGAACCGGTCCGGGCGAGGATTCGGGACGCTCGTATGCGCCTTCAACCCCAAAGACTGGATCGTCTCATCCGCATTGAACAGGGCAACAAGAGTGGATTCGACGTTAACCACGGCCCGCATCCACCGCCTTCAACAAGGTGTTGCTCTGCGCCTGTTTCCGGATCGCCGTGAAGTCCGCGGTCCCCACATGGCAGTGCGCCCGGTTCTTGCCCGCCTGCGTGTCCGCCTCAAACTTCCCACCAGACTCGGCGGCACGAGAAGCGATCATCTGCCCCTTCGTCTGGAGGAACGTCTGCACCTCAGACGAATTCAGCAGAGCCCGCATCCCAGCACTGTTCGGCACCACTTTGACGCTCATCAGCCCTCCACCCGTTTGCACGGCACCGTCAGGTTCCATTCGGTCGGCTTCAAACCACCGTCATACGGGATCGGGTCACCGATCACCCGGTAAGTGCGGCCGCGCGCCGTGACCGTGGCCTTCATCAGCGACCCCGAGAAAGTGCGGGGAAAATACATGGTCGCATCGGCAACCACACCGTCTGGGCGCGTCGATCCGTTCAGCAGGCCCTGGTCACCTTGGGCGACGAGCACGTTATCCACCAGAGTGGTCACATCCTCGAAGGTCGGGTCATTTCCCGGATCGACGCCCGTCTGCTGACGGACGGTCACCTGCACCCGCTCACCCCGCATCTTGGCTCCCCAAGATGTCGATCGTGAACGCCCGCTGCACCCCGCCGAGGAGCCGAGAACGCTCCGCCTTCAACAAGTACAGGTCACCTGACGGGTTCGTGTAGGTGAAGGTCTGCTGAAACGGCCCAGCCGTCTCTTGCGTGTTGGACACCCCAGGGGTGTCCGAGTTGAGCATGGCGCGCTTCACCATCGCACACGCAATATCCCCCACCAGATCCGGGTCTAACGTGCCCGCGGTGATGCGCGCATCCACGTCAGGCACATCAGCACGGATGATACGGGAGGCCCTAGCCAACAGGATCGTTGCCAGAGCCTCCCCACCATCAGGGAAATCAGACCAGCCCGCCTTCAACTCTTCAACCGTCGCAAACGGAACAGCCATCATTCCCCCTCAGATCAGCTGGCGATGATGCCCGCAGCACGCAGACTGGCGAGCAGAGCATTGAAGCCGGTCACGATCGCCGCAGTATCAGCACCCGCAGCAAGATCAGCGACCGCAGCCCCCTTCGCCACGCCAGCGAACGGCGTACCATCCACGTTCTCCAGAAAGACCGGAGCCTTGACCGGGTACGAACCAGCCTCAGGCTGCACGACCAGTGTCTGAGTAAACGATGCCGAAGCCATCAGGCACCAGCCTTCAGCACAGCCAGGCCAGCCGGATCGAGCACCGCGTACGCGTAGACCGCCTCAGTCCGATACGCGACCTGGTTGTGAGCCTTCAGATCGACCCCGGTCTGGTCCGGGTCACCATAGGCGATGATCTCCGCCGTCAGGTCCCGGACCATGCCCCACTTGATCAGCGAGAAGTCACCGATGAAAGCGAGAACATTCGTCGCAGTCGCGGCACGCCGGCCAGACACGGTGCCAGACGTGGCCGCCGGGATCCCGTCCAGGCTCCCAGCGAGCAGGTTCAGCGGGATCTCCGGATAGAGGCGCAGGCCGGTCGTAGGCACGCGCAGCTTCCGCAGCTTGCTCGCCCACGTCTTCGACATTGCAACACCGTTGATGTCGTACTCATCTGTGAGAGCATCGGTCAGCGAATCGATGTCAGCGACCGGATCATCGGTGACGTTCACCTGCACGGCAGACCCCGAAAGAGCGTCATAGCCGGCGAGAGCCGCACCAGACTTCGGGTTGATGCCGTGGTAGACGACATAATCCAGCGCCCGGCCCATCGCAGCAGCCTGATCAAGCTGAATCGCCGAGATGATCTGGAACCGGTTGTCCTGATCCGCCCACTGGAGTTCCGACGTGACACGAGTCGTGGTCTGCACCTTGAAGCGTTTCGCCACGACAGTGTTCGTGGACTCCTCGTAGGAGGACTTCACTGCCCCCTCGGCCACAACCTCAGCCTCAGAGTTCCCGTTGAACACCAGATAGTCAGCATTGCTGAAGATCTGTGGAGTGGAAGGAGACAGCGTCGCAATCGTTGACGTGTCCTTCGCCTTGTTGACGACGGCAGTAGCCACCGTAGTCGGCAGCGTCACCTTCGTAGTATCCATAGCCATAATGGCTCCTTTCGAAATGATCTTGATTAGTTGCCGAAGAGCTGATTGATGAAGGACTGCTGATCAGAAGGTTTGCTCTCAGGCTGCCGGTCCACACCAGGCACCCGTGGAGCCTTCGGCGCAGGATGCAGCGCAGAACTCACCAGCTTCGCGTTCTCCTGCAACTCCTCCAGCGAATCCCCCTTGAGAACCCCAGCGAGTTCGCTCGGAATCTTCGCCTCCTGAGCAACCTGAGACCGCCATTCCGCCTGCTGCTGCTGAGTCTTGAAAGCGTCGAGTTCCTTCTGGAGCTTCTCCGCCTTCGCCTGTGCCTTCTGCTGTTCCGTGAGCTGCGACTGCTTGAGCTGTTCAAGTTCGTCAGCCGCCGTCTTGTTGGCCTTGGCCCGCTGTTCCCACTTCCGAGCCTCGGACTTCCAATCAGTTTCCTGCTGCTCCCCGCCCTGCGGCGTCGGAACTTCAACCTCTTCGGACATGTTTTTCTCCTATTCGCCTTTGCGGGCAAGATCACTCCGTGCGGGGTGATAGGTCTGTAGTGATTCCATCGGAGTAGGACTCGGGGAACATACGTCGCATCGACGCGGTGATCGCCTCAGCAGTATTTCCATCCGCCTGCTGACGCGCCGCCTGATATTCGGCGTACAGCTTGTCCGGGTCGTAGCCCTCGATATGGGCCGCCTTGCGATCCCACTCGGCACAGATTTGACAGTCGCAGTCGTCATGGAACTTGTCCGTCAACCCGGCAGTCTGCTTCGTGTAGTACACGAACCCTCGGGACGCCATCATCGAGCAGAACGCACACGTCGTGTCCCCGGTCGGAACTCTGGCGAAACGCGGCTTCGACGGATCATGACGCGCATTCCGAGCCACCGTCTGCCGGCCCGAATACATCACCCATCGCTGCATCGCACCCGACAGCAACGCCAAAGCCTTCGTCGGGTCATCAGTGAACAGGTTGCCAGCCGCGTACCGAACCGACCCCTGCACAGCAGCCGGATCGACTGCACTCGAAGTGAGCGCCATATAGTCGCTCAACCCCTGCTGGGCTCGGACCTGCTCATACCATTCGGCCGCAGCCTCAGCGGCTATATCACCGTACTTGGCTGCCAGCTCGGGAACATACTCAAGCAGCAGATCCCGCGCCTGCTCCGGGTCTGTCAGGTTCAGTGCCCCCCACAGACGTTGCAGATCCGCCTTCGCCAGTGCTGTCGCCTGCCGTTGCGCCGCCGCCAGATGTTCCACGTCCGCTCTGGTCGTCACGAGAACCCCCAATCAGCTGCGAAAGTGTTGACTGCGCCTGCCCCCGCCGGATCGCGCTCAGAATCGTCTCGATGTCACGCTGGGTGAACCCGGCATATCGCCAGCCGACTTCCGACTGAGCGAACGCAGGTTCGACACCCGCGATCTTCGAGAATGAATCGGCGCGGGCAGCATCAGAAACGTCACGAGTAGGAGCCCAAATCGGCTCAATCTGTTTCAACTCGGCAGGGACAACTTCCAGGCCGTCGCGCAGCGTCACCGCCATCACGATCGCATCCTTCAGTGCCCGGCCGAACTGCTTATTCTGACGGTCTGCTTCGCGGGACAGCTTCCGCTCGGCAGCAGCCATTGCCTCCGCAGACGCCGGGTTATCCATCGTGATGCCTAGATCATTCACCGGCAGATTGGTTTCCGAAGCCACCATCAGGGCGATCGTCTTCAGCATGTCCGAATGCGGCTGCATCGACGCCTGGCTGATCTGCTGCAAAGCCGGCTTGTCGCCGTCCTCATCCTTCGAGATGGCGTTGATCGCGCTAATCAGACTCGACCAGGTATCGGAGCTGAACGCGTCCTGATCGGCCCCGAGAAACCAGAGCTTCGGCACCGAGTAGAACTCGGCGGAAGCCTCCATGCGAACCAGGGTCCGGAACCCAATGTCCGTCAAAGCCATCAGTGGACGGCTCACCCGACTGCGCCCAAACGGGCGATTCAATTGAGCGTCATAGCAGAACGGGACAACAGTCGGACGTGGGTAATAGGTCTCCTGCACGTCAGCAGCCCATCCACCATCCGACTTGACGCACAGGTACACCTTGCCCGGAAGCCACGCAGAGAACGCAGTGATCTGCCCATACTGGTTATCTGCAGTGATCGTCAACGCAGCTGCGACACGGTGCTTAGCGCGATCCCAGATAGCAGAACTCCAGTCCGCCGAGCGGGGCATGACCACGATCCGCCCAAGCTGCTCAGGATCCTCGTACACAGTCAGAAACGAACACGAATGCGTGTACGCACTTGTGATCGCCTGCGACACGTTCACATCCAGCGCATTGTCCTCAGCCAGATCACCGATCTCAAAGTCATCAACTCCGCTGGGGAAGCTGAACCCCTCGAACACGCTCAGATCCGACAGGGAACGGACCGCCTTCGCAGGCCATCCAATCATCGCCTCCGCACGACCTTTGATCCGGTCCGGGATTGAAATCCCGAAGTCTTTGAACCGTTCGTGAGCATCCACATACTGCGTACGGATCAGGTTCCGCGGGTACTTGTCCCGCCACACTTTCAGCAGACGCTGGATGACCAGCAAATCATCATCGGGCACCCCGACGATTGAGCTGATGGACGAAGACTCGACTGCCAAGAAGGGGAATCCGGTGACCTCTGGGGAAGTTGCCATCAGATCATCACCCTCTGTCTCTTCGCTGGATCCCTCTTCGTGGTCATCACACCCCAGAACGCCAACGTGACCGCATCCCACAACGTCACATCACCATCCGAAGCGACCGGCTCCCAACCGAAGCCACCATTCCGGAACTCACGCTTCTTACACGACGTCACCTGCTCATCCAGCCCCTGCTGGCCCTCAGCATCCAGATGCGTCACCTGGCCGGCCTCGACCGCGTTCAACATCATCGAATGAGCTGCAACGACGTCGCCGACCTTCGGCACGACAATCGCCCGCTTTGGCACCCCCAGCTCAGTCAGCTTCAATACCAGGGAATCCACGCCGGCACGGCCGTCGATCACTACCGCAGCCGCCCTGCTCTTCCTGTCTGCGACGAACTTGGCCACCTGGTCCAGGCCCAGGGCACGCGGATGCTCCATGATTCCCTCCACGTGAGGCTTCCCATCCGTCCTGCGCGCAGCACCCAAAGCAACCCAGTTGCCGTCCGCCGAGAACTTCACCCCGAACGCCGTCTTCACAGCCGGCGCAGCCTCCGCAATAGCCAGACGTTCCCACGTATGGCGCGAGATCACGGCGGAAGTCAGCTCAGACGGCCACTGCCCAAGACGCTCACGGGCGAACCCTTCAGGGCTCATCGCCTGCGCCTCATCCGAAATCGTCGTCTCCGTCAGACGAATACCCAGCGAAGGGTTCGTGCGTGCCCACAGCTTCCGGTCCATTTTGTCTGGATGCCCTGATACTGACCACTCACACCAGGCCAAACGATGATCATCGCCGGCGAGGCCGTTCTTACGGAAGCGCCAGAACGCCTCGCCTTCGCCCAGCCCCAGCGGCGGCGTGCCTGTATAGATCGTCTGCGGGTTCCTAGACGGAGCCGCCGAGATCGTCGGCAGCAACGCCTCCAACTCCTCATCGGTCAGATGCTGAGCCTCATCGCAGACCAGATCATCCACCGTGAACCCACGGCCAGACCCCTTCGACCGGGCAATAAACTCAACCGACCCACCATTAGTGAGCAGAATCGCTTCCTGCCCGTTCGTCTTCCGGATGCTCGCCACCAGTTCGGCCAGCTCGGGATAGTCACGGTCGTTCTCAAAGAACGAGCACAGCCGCAGGAACGCCTTCCGGGCGGTCTTGACCTCATGAGCAGTGTGTAGGATCTTCCGCCCCAAGCCGACCATCTTGAACAGCTCGACGATCTCAAGGATGCCGTTCTTGCCATTCTGCCTCGGGCAGGAGATCCCACATCTGGACGCTGACCAGTGATCAGACTCATCAACGCCGAGCCACGCCTCAATGACGCCGAACTGCCAAGGGTCAGGGGTCAGCCCGTACTTCGAAGCAAGGAACGCAGCATCATCCGCATACGTCCAAGCGAACGTCGGATATGACTTAGCTGTTGGCTCCTGACTGCCGCTTAGAACGGAGACGCTTAGTGAACTCGTCAAGAGGCGTCCCCTTCCGCTCCTGCTTCACCGGAGTACTCACCGAACCTCGGGCAACAGGTGTGACCCCAAACTGCTCAAGCCGCACCCGCAGCTCACGGGCAGCAGAAAACTCACCCGACCACAACTGCGCGTGCAGTAGGGCCGTATCGAGTAAGTACTGCCAGTCCTCAGCGGGGAGTTCTCCAACCTGATCGCCGAGCGAGTCCCACCAGGCGCGTGTCTGCTGGGGCCACTCGACATCTTCGGGAAGATCAGGTTTCTCAGCCACAGCTACACGCTCCTTAACGAGAAATGCCGCCCGAAGGCGGCACAGAAGACCCACCGCAATCAGCTCCCCGACGATCGAGGTGCACTCCGGCTTGATGCCGATCTTGACCTAGAATTTTTCGTCGGAAAGGACGCCATCCACTTCGCAGCCGAGGCCTTCAAAAACTCCGCAGTACCGTTGTCAACGGCTCTCTGATGAGCTCGGGCGAAACCTTCTTTCTGGACCAGATCTCTCAGTGATCCTGATGCAGCCATAAGAATCAGCTCCCCGACGAACGCCCACGAAGACGACCGATGGCACTCCGCACACGATTCACGACACGGCCAATAGCTCGACGCATGATCTCTCCTTCAACTCAGGGCCCGCAGTACAGCCAGGCCATCCACGTACTTATCCCCGAACTTCTGTAGTCCGAAGCTTTTCAGGAACTCATCCTTCGAGTCCCGATCTGGGAACACAGAGACGAACCAGACATCAGAGTCGGTCACATCTCGGAGCGGTTCAGGCGAATGCGCGACGACCATCGCATCATGCAACGCATCAAGCTCAGCACGGCAGTCATGAGCAAAGTCGCCCGTGTACTTCACATCCGCCAGAGGGTCAGCCGGCTTTGCGAACGATACATGTCCGAAGGAAGCGCGCCCGAAGCTTAACTTCGGCTTTGCCACATGATCAGGACGCGGCGGTGTCTGAGTTGTGATCTCATGCAGCTCACCGAACCCGAACCGATCACGCCACTGTTTCAACCCGCCCAGGTCGGGGAAACAGAACGCCAGCCAGAACTCCGTATCCGTCGCCAGCTCGAATCGCTTCCGCTCCGCCCGGGCCCGCTCTCGATACTCAGACGCGACCTTGAGCGCATCCCCATCGAGCTTTTCCAGAGAGTCTGACTTCTCTCCCCTCTCTGCAGTCTTCGACCCGAATGTCAGCATGACTGCCTCACTAGATCCGCCTCAACCAGAGGGAACCACGACTTGAGAATCTCGAAATCCTCTGGATCATGCTCGCGCAGCGGCCCAGCAAACCGAGCATCAACCCCGTCGAACGACCGGCCGAACCACTTGTAATCCACCGGCAACTCGATCTTCGCCTGCTCTATCCGGCCCATCACCTCGGCCTTGAGCCAATCAGCGACCGGAGACACCTTCCGCTTCGACCGCTTCAGCAGCCCGTACTTCACGAATGCCGCTCGCCGCACAATCGAATCAGACGCGCGGACGCCATCCGCCACCAAAGTCGCCTTCGGCAGCTTCAGATCAGCCCGAATAAGATCCCAGAGCTCGTCATACTCGGGAACAGGCATTCCTGCCGCCTCAAGCACACGCAGTCGCTCTGGGGCCTGGAACACCCTCGAACCGAGCCACCGATACAGGGACGGATGTGGAAACTGATGAATCCGCTGGCCGAACACATCCTCGAAATAGGCCAACTCATCATCGATGAACCGTAGGCCGGGCACGTAGTACAAGTACGCCGGCACAACTTCCACGCCGGCATCACGAAGCGCCAGCCACGCGGCAATCGAATCCTTGCCGCACGAGAACGACAGCAGCACCGGCTTCCCCGCCGCGGCGAGTTGATTCCGGATCTCCACGCTCGAGGGCTGATTCCGAATGTTAGTGGGCATTGCGCACCTCTTTGCTCATAGCATCAGTATAATAACTTGACGCTGCATAGTCAAGCAATTAGACGCTATGCTGATACACATGGATAGCATCACCACACTCAAACGTCTCAGAGACAAAATCGACACCAGCCTCGCCGCGCGTCCCCAATCCATCCGGCAAGCCCGCACAGACGGCCACACCTGGCCCGAGATCTCCCAGGCCCTCGGAGTCACCCGGCAAACCGCCATTACCCTGTCCAAGATCGGCTCAAAAGGGCCGAAAAACATGCCTACCGCCCAGAGTCACTGATCTCGGGGGGATATCAGCCCTTTGCCTCTGGGGTGGCCTGGGACCCGGGGTGGGGGTGGTGCCCCTACCTTGTGCATAGGCTGGAATCGGCACGATGTTCACCATTGGGTTTGGGTGTTGACTGCTTTGGTGTTGTTGGTGCTGATGGTTTTGCCTGTGAGTTTGGCTCTGGCTTCGGTCAGGGTCATGGTGGCTTTCCAGCTGTTGCAGGCTCTGTGCATGAGGTGGCAGTTGGAGCGCTGGTATGGTGATCCGCCTCTGGCGATTGGGATGTCCTCATCGATGACGGGTGAGCCAGGTTGTGGGTATGGGATTGTCTTGTCTACTGGTTTGCCGCAGAGTGCGCAGGTATCTTCGGCTGCGAGGATGCGTTGTCTGAGTGCTGTGCGTCGGGCTCCATTGGTGCGGCGGGCGTTATTCGGCATGCTGCCCCCTGCTTGATCCGTTCTGCGTCGTCGCAGGCTTTGTCTCTGACCATGGCTTCCATGCGGGCGATGAGGGCGGGGTCGATGCGGTCGCGGATCACCAGCCGGCCTCGCAGAGGAGTCCTGCGGCTTCGTCGTCAGTGAGCTGGCCCTGTTGCACGAGGTCGGATACGGCGTCGAGCATGCCTCGGTCGAGGAGGTCCAGGACCAGTTCGCGGGTGCCGTCGGTCATGGTCACCTCCGAAATGTTGGCATAGCGCCGAGGTTTCGATCCCCGCCACCCGGTTTTGGAGACCAGGTAGAGCAAGCCAGCTACTCGCGCCATAGAGGGGCCGCCCTGGACTCTTTCGAGCGGAACGGCCCGTAACCCCTGCTTTCTCAATGGGGACTACGTGGAGCGTGCGGGGGACGATCCCGCGTCCTCTAGGGTGCCCAATCAGGCTTTCCCCGAGTCGATACCCATCTACGCCCCGAAGCGTGTTTAGCGTCCCGCCGGACGGCGAGGTGATCGGCCTCGCTCATATCCCCGCCAGTCCTTTCGGAGGACGAGGAGCAACTGACACACGGCAATCGGCAGGGTGCCTACCCTTGCGGCTTTGGTAAGCCGCTGACGTGCATCGCTTCCACTCATGGGCTCGAACCACGATTACCAGGTTCAGGGCCTGGTGTCTTGCCGATTAGACGAAATGGAATCGTGCCCGATATGGATCCTCGGAGCCGGGACCAGCCGCCGCCGGGATGGCTGCCACGTCTGGGACTGTGGAATTCGTTGTGGAACGACGAAAGCCCCGGCTGACTAGACCGAGGCTTGGAGGCGACATTTAGAGACAGTTCAACGCCGCACGTCGATCTTATCACAGAATTACACGGTTGTGATTCCATAGGCTCGCAGTGTGTCGATATCCTGATGCGCCCCGATGCGGAAGCCGAGCTCGGCGAGCTCGAGCGGACCCGTCCATGTGTGTTCGCAGCGTCGGCATTCAGCCCACGCCTCCGATCCACCATCGCGGAAGTGCACCTGAAGACAGTGCTGGGTGGTGATCTGCTCGCGTGGGTCCGACACCCAGGTCTCATGACACTCGGGGCACTCAGCGAGCAGGAACAGGGTCCGCCAACCCTCCAGCGAAGCGATGATGCGCTCCGCCCAGCCGATGATCATGTGCTGCAAGTGGGCGCGTCTCACCTCGGAGATGTCGCCGGTGCGCCAGGCGGTGTCGATGCGCACGGCCAGCTCGGCGAGGCGCTGCGTGAGCTCGCCGTGGGCGAGATGGCCGATGTCGAGGTTCCAGGCGTCCACCGACTCGTCAATGTGCTGCCACAAGTCGAACGCCTCAGTGTCGATCGGGATGGCGTTCTGCCCCGAGCCGCCATGCTCTGACTGGGTGCCGACCGACGATGAGATGCGTTTCCGCAGCGACTCCAGTAGTGGCTCACGATCAACCGCATAGTATTTTCCGGTTGGTGATTCTTTCGGCGTGAGTACATCCACCCATTTGCGGGTAAGCCGCTCTACTGCTGTCTCGAAGTCCACCTACTTATTTTCTCAGACGTTGCCGCTGTTTTTGTGCGATTTGTGTAACACGTTTTTCGTCGATCAACCGGCGTAGATATTCGCCGCCACCGTGGCGCATGACCCAGGTTTTCTGCTCCCGGGTCATGCGCACCGACATGAACTTGTCACACGTCGTCACGGGTTCCGCTCCCGAACCTGGGCTTCTCAGTGACGCTCGGAGGCTGACTGGTGATCGTGTGCTGTTTCGGTTTCCGACCAATCCACGCCAACAGCACAACCGTGGTGCAAATGATCGCGGTGATGATGATCCCCATCATGATTCCTCCCCCTTTCCGACGCCGAGCGCCTCCGCGATCTCCGGTTTGAGCAGCGGGTCTCCGGCTGCGTTACGGTCGAACACCATGTCCACCACGGGCTGACACGCATTCACCGCGCCTGATTGCAAAGTGAAGATATTGGCGATCCGCTGCTGCTCCACGAGAGCCAACGTCGCCTCAGCCTGCGCCACCACAGCCAACGACTGGATAACAACCGGGGACTCACGCTTCCCATAGATCGAGGCGATCAGACCCTCGGCACGCTTCCTGTGGTCGATTCGTTCAGTCATCGTCCTGTCCCTTCCCGTCGAGAATGGCTTGCAAGCCGGGAACGCCCGAGACAAGCCTTCCCGATTCTGTCAGCAGAGAGCGCTCCTGCGTCCATGCCCGCACCTGGTCGAGCTTCGCCTGGAGAGCATCACGCTCAGCCTCGGCGACATCACGCTCACGGCCGACGTTCTCCGCAGCCTCCTTATAGCCGCGCACGTCGTTCAGTGCGTCGTTCAGCTCAGTGCTCAAACGGTCAACAGTGCTCAGCAACCGCGCTGCATCAGCTTCAGCATCTCTCTTCATAAAGCGCTCTTTGTTCTGTGCGATAACTGCGGCATCAACGTGCCTCAGGGCATTATCACGTTCACGTTGCAGCCGCTCCACCTCGGCCATCAGGTCGGGCACATCCTCCCGGGCATGAGCAATGAAGTCCGAGTCCTCACCCGGCTCACCCTCAGTAGTGGCAACTTCCGGGCACACCATCCAGTGCCCGCCGTCGAAGAGACCCGCACCAGTGATAGACGTCCACTGGTCGGACTCCTCATACGTGGCCGTCCACGGCCCCGGCGTTGCCTTCTCGGCACGTGCTTTGATCTCTGCCAGACGCTCCGGCGTCAACTCAGACATCGACATCACCCCGCTCGTAATAGGCAGCCCTGGCACGCAACAGACCAGCCTCAATACCCCAGTCATCCACCTTGTCGTCGCCAGGGGTCAGGTCGTCAGCGGCATAACGTAACGCTTTCGCCGCAATCTCACGATCATGCCGCTTCAGCCAAGCATCGAAACGAGACCCCGCTTCTCGGGAAGAATCTGTCTCACCATTCGTGTCATAGACCGAATAGATATAGTTCTCTTCGATCTCATCCGTCGTAGGAATGTACTCACTCATCACACATCACCCTTCCAGCTACCATCCTGCTGCTTGTGCGAGTGGTTGATCGCCAGGTTGGTAGAGGCGACCGCCTTGCCGGACTGCGTGTAGCGCAAGTCGAATGGGGCAACCAGGTTGCCGACTTCTGCGAATCTCATTTCGCAATCCCTTCAAGTTGTCCACACACCGCTTCCAGCAAGTCAGGTCTCACGTCGCACCACGTCACGTCTTCACGCAGATGCTCCTCATCGGAGACGCACACCACCGGGGCCGTCTGGTATCCCATGGCCTTGATCGCCGCCAACGCCTCCGGGTCATTGGTCACGTCGATCTCCTCGTAGGGGATGTGCCGGCGGTCGAGCCAGCGTTCTGTCGCGTTGCATTTCACGCAGTTGGGTTTCCGGTACACGGTGATCTTCATTTCGAGTTCCTTTCGCTGCGTCGCACGAGGTCCTCGAGCGACGGTGTCGTCTTGTGGCAGGTGCAGGCGGGGTTGCCGCACCCGTACGGTGTCTTGCAGCGGCCGCAGCAGCGGGTCCTGACTGGTTTGGTTTCCGGCTCCCGCGCCCTGGTGCTCTGAGGCCCATAGAACGTGCTCATATCTCCCCCTGGTGTGGTTTCCTTACCTGATGGGTTTGCGGGGCTTCCTGGCCCGTTTCTGGGGCTTACGTGGCCGTTCCCGCAGTAGACGTGCCTCCACGTCCTCACGCTTCGCATCCACAGCCCACGACGGCGGCAGCCAGCGCTCCTGCTCCAGACGCTCCAACGGAGTCATGCGGCAGCCCTCCCATGCAGCTGGGCACGTACTGATTCGGGCAGCTCGTCAATGGAGACGATCTGCTTCCGCAGGTCTGCGTCCTCGGAAGACGAGTAGCGCGGAGGGACCGGAGTCTTGTTCTGTTCTCGCTCCCATGCCTTGAAGTTCAGGCGTGCGGTCTTGCAGGCGATACATGGCTTGTCTGTTCCGTGGGGGTGGCGAGAACAGAACGGCGATGGCATACCGGCATCTGGTGCCGGTACTTCCCCCTGATGGTTAATTGATGGTTCTACTGATGGTTCCCCGGCACGTGGTGCCGGTATGAACTGTCGTGAGGTGCCGGTATGAATGTCGTGAGGTGCCGGTATAGAACCGGCATCTGGTGCCGGTATGCCGATCGCTAAACGATACCGATCAGTCAGCCGATGGCCGTTCTCGTACCGCGCCAGCCGGGTAATCAGCCCCTCGTCTTCCAGGGTCTTGAGGCTGTTCCGTACCGCCCGCTCTCCGAGGCCAGTCATCTTGGCGAGACGCTGCTGCCCTGGGAAACATGACCCGTTCTCGTCGGCGAAGTCAGCCAACGCCACGAGTACGAACTTTCGCGGCGACGGAAGATCAAGGTCATACGCCCACGCGGTTGCCTTGTAGCTCATCAGCCCATCACCTCCTGGCTCACCAGACGCCCATCCGGGGCGATGAGCCACCGGTTCCCCTCGGGGTCGACGACTGGGATCTCGGCGAGGCGCTTGAGCATCCAGTCCGTGACGCGCGTCTTACTGAGCGGCTCGAAGTCCAAGGGCGGATACTCCGTCTCGACAGCGATACCGCGGGCAACGCAACTCGCGCGCAGCCCAGGGTCGGACTCCTTCTCCCCGTTGCACAGGCCGCACGCGGCTACCAAGTTCACCGGCGCGTTCGCCCGAGGGTTACCCCCCATGCCGCGGTTCCAGCGATGATCAGCACACGACGCGACATGCAGACAATGCGGGCCGCCGATCTGGCACTCGCCGTCCCACGTCTCCAGAGTGAGACGCACCAACTTCTTCGGGACCGGGGTCACGTCAAACTCCCCTCAGCGAGCAGGCCACGGGCCCTCTCGATGCTTGTGATCGCGTCGGCGAGCTCAGCCCGATACCTGGCGAGATCCGCCTGCGCAGCCTGGAGCTTCGCCCTGGCTTCGTCCCGCTCTGCGTACAGCTGCGCCTCAGATGCGAGGGCCTGATGCGCGATGTCAGCTGCGTCCTCGTAGGCGAGCTGCTGCCCGGCTGCATAGTCACCGCGCCACATCCCCGCTGCCTCTGCCTTGGCCGTCAGCACGTCTACGACATCCTGGGCACCCAGCGTCGCGTCGTAGTCGTGACTCATGCTGCCACCTCCTGGTAAGCGGTACGCACCGACGCCCCTACTGAGCGGAGCGCGTCCAGCTCAGCGTGTAGAGCCTTGGAGCGGTTGCGGGCGTACTGCCATGCCGCGTCCGCCACTTCACTTCGGTCACGCTCCTGGATAGTGGCGAGCTCAACTTGCGCATTGCGCTCCGGAATTGACCCTGCTGCGCCGAGAAACGCTCGGGCACGGGCACGATCTAGCTCCCGCTGGGCGGTCTGTGACTCCCGCAGGGTGCGATCCATCTCCGTGATCGTCTTAGCCAGCGTGTTCGCCGAGGCGAGGATGCGCTGCTCGATCTGGACTGGTGTCAGGTCAGGCATGAGTCGCCTCCTCAGGCCACGGCTCACCCTCAATAACCTCAGCCGTCGCTACCTCCGGTTCTGCCTCATCAGGCAGGTCATGAGCGACCTCCTGCAACAGCTGCGAGAACGGCACATCCACTTCGGGGACAATCAGCGGCAGCACCCCAGCTTTGCCGGCGTCCTGATACACGACGCGCAGCTCAGCCTTCGTCTTCGCAGCCTTGACATACCCAGACCATTCCTCCCACCGCTCCGGAGACATCGCCTCCGCCTTTGGTGCTGACGGCTTCTGTGCCACCGCAGGAGCCGACACAACCTCACCGGACTGGTCAACAGTCGCCCCCAGCTCTTCGGGGGCGTAGATGACCCCGTGGAGCGCATCGGCGGCACCCATCCGGGCTACCTCTGTGATCGCCCGGCTTCGGAGCATCGCGGCCGGATAGTGCTTCCAGTTGTCCTTCCCCGTCAGCCCCGCAGCCTTCGCCCGGGCCATGTCCCAGCGCACCTTGAACTCGAAGTCCGGGTCATCGGCACGGATCAGCACCGCCTCCGCATAGGTGTCGTCGCCGGTCACGCGCAGCTTATGGCCGGCCTTCCTCACCGCCGCCTGGATCAAGTCCGCGGACATGGACGGCTTCCCTGAGATGACGTTGATGCCCTGAATGGACTCCATCGCCCCGAACCCCAGCGGTGCACCCGTCTGGATCGCCAGCAGAATGTTCGCCGGTGCCTGCCGATACTGCGGTGGCAGGAGGTTCGCCCCAGCCAACGCTTCGGCGTTCTTCATCCACACTGGGAGCGCTTCGGCTTCCAGCTTCACAATGTCGGTGCTCATCACTTCTCCTTCTCTGTGAGAGTCAGCCGCGGCTTACCCGGCTTCCCCTCACGCAGGTATTTCTGGTAGGTGTCTGGGTCTGCCTTTTCGAACGCCTTGGCGTCGAACCGGCGACTCGGTTTCGGCTGGCTAAAAGACAGCCGCCACAGGTCGGTTTCCAGATGCTTCACGTTCCCCTTCGACAGGGCGGCTTCCAGCGCTTCCTTGGCTTCCGTGAACTTCCGTCCAGCTGCATCAGCTGAGGCTTTCGTCGTCCGGTACGCATCCACCAGCCGCTCGTACGTTTCCGGCCCCGTCCTGTCCGGGTTCACCATGAACTCCAGAAACTCGTCGGCCTTCCGGCGCAGGAAATCGATCCGGCCGTCATCCCGAGGAACCTCGACCACAGAGGGTTCCAACGTGAGCGGAGTCGGCTCCGGCCACTCCCCACCCCGGTCGATCCAGTGGTCGTCGTGCTGCTCACCGATGATCAAAGTCGAGACCGCACCAGTGACGAACATCT